GAACATTATCGTAACGATAACTGTGATCAGTGCCCAATAAGGATGGCAGCAAAGGTAAAAATGACTTCTTGTGTGGTATATAAAATCAATAATGAGGAAGAGGCTACAAAGATGATCGAGGAATGGAAAGTGAAACATAAAACCTTAATTCCAGAGTCACTTAAAAAGACATTGAAAGGGATATATAACTTAGGGTATAAAACAGTGTCTAGAAAGTCGTTTAATGGAGTCTGTTGTGTTACAAGTCAAGGAGTTGCAACGGTTTTCCCAAACAGTTTAAATACTGAATTTTCAATATTGCTTCCAAAAGCAGAATATAAGATTGCCGATTTAATAGATGCAACATTTTTAGAAGAAATTGATTCTGTGATTGATGGTAGTACTACAGCGTCAGCTATTTTAGAAGATTCACTTCCGAAAGATAATAAATCTAAAGAAGACAATCCAGATATTCATAAGTTCACTTCAGATATGCTACAAGATGGTAGATTTATTTTAGTAGATTTTGGAGAAGATGAAGACTGGGGGAATTATCTGTAATAATCGTGTAAATGGATTTGATTTAATAAACACAGATTGTAGTAAAGTAATTTACGAAAGGAAAGAATAAATGAAGATCGCATTTGATATAGATTCAATTTTAAACAATCTAACTGAAGCAGTTCTTGAAGTTTATAATGTTGACAGTAATGACAACCTTACTATTGACGATATTACAACCTATAGAATTGAGAATTTTGTAAAGCCCGAATATAAAGAAGATTTTCCAAAATACTTTATAGATAAAAGGGTATGGAAAAAGGTTAAGCCAGTAAAAGAAGCTGTTGATCTTGTAAATAAGTTACACGAAGAAGGACATGAAATATACTATATTACCGCAACTGAGCCATATAATCTTTATAAAAAATCTAGGTGGCTATTGAGAATACTTCCAAATATTCCAGTAAGAGCAGCATTAATAAGATTAGAACATAAACAACTCATTGACGTTGATGTTTTGGTGGACGACAACTCCGATAATTTTGTGGGAAATTGTCATTATCATAAAGTACTTTTAGATTATGCTTGGAATAAAAATATTGACGATGCCAAAGAAAACATTATAAGATGTTACAATTGGGACGAAATTGAGAAAGCAATTTACAAACTGATTGAAGAAAGGAAAGCAAGATAAATGATTAAAGTAGAATTAAAACATAAACCGAAAAACATATTTGCTTTAATAGATGATTTTGCAAGTGTGTGTTATGATAGTACGCCTAAGAATGAAGGTGTAATCGCATTTGATTGTATAGAATCTGAACATTGGCAAGCAACAGAATGTAATAGACTTGTATTTCATATATCAGGCATATCAAGAGCATGTTCACATCAGATAGTAAGGCATAGAACTTCAGTAATATGCCAAAGGTCACAGAGGTATGTTTCTGAAGGTGGTTTTGAATATGTAATACCTGATTCAATAAAGAAAAATCCTAAGACATTAGATGAATATGAAAATCTTATGAATACAATTGATGATGTTTATTTATATTTAACTAAATGTGGAGTGCCAAAAGAAGATGCAAGATTTGTACTTCCTAATGCATGTGAGACAGAATTAAACATAGCGATTGATTTGCATAATTTTATTCATTTTGAAAATCTAAGATTGTGCAATAGAGCACAGTGGGAAATAAGAAAAGTAGCAGAATTAATGAGAGATGCTGTTATCAAGGAAGAACCAAGATTAAAGAAATATATCGTTCCGAAATGTGAAATACATGAAATACCATATTGTACTGAAAAGAAAAGCTGTAAAATGCATAAGAGATTAAATGATATTGTAAAGGATGAATATAAGAAAATTAAGGCGGTTGAAAATATATGACCAAAAGTGCAATAATTTTCATTATATCATTAATAGCAACTTCCGGAAGTATCACTGGCAATATATTTATAAATCATAAGAGAAAAGTAGGATTTATAATATGGTCGATATCTAATGTATTATGGATATTAGTAAATTGTATAGGTGTTATAAATTATCCTCAGATATGTATGTTTGGTGTTTATAGTTTATTAAATATACAGGGATATAAGAAATGGAATAATGATAAGAATTTAAATAATTTAAATAAGAAAGGAAATTAATTATGACAGAAATTGAAAGAATCAATCTTGAGATCAGTAAGAGAAAATGTGAAATTGCAGAACTTGAAAAGCAGAAAAAAGAGGAAGAAGAAAAAGAAAAGGCTAAATATACTAGGTGGAAACCTAATATGGGAGAAAAATATTATTTTATTAAAAGTAATTTGTCTATTTGTCCTGAACCTTGGCACGATTATTGCTTTGATCATAGTCTTTATCGTGCATACAATTGTTTTCAAACAGAAGAAGAAGCTAAAGAAGCAAGAGATCATCTTGAAATAGTATTAAAAATGGTTAGTCTAAAACAATTTTTTCCTGAAATAAAAATTCTCACTAGTTTAAGTAAATTTGCGAATAGTGAAAGATGTAGTGAAGCTAGTAGATTATTTAATAAATGGAATAAGGAGTGATTAAAATGAGCAAAAAATCCGCATATAAATGCTGTTATAACTGTGCTAACGCTTCAAGTGTGTATATTCCTCCATAAGAAAAATGTATAACAGAAGATGCTATTAGATATCTAAATAGGTGTAAAAAGTTTGCAACTAAAAGAGTTTGCGGGAACAATAGCAGAATGCCAGTATATCCAATGTATAAAAAGAGATATTGTAAAGGTTTTGAACCTAATGAATTAATAAATGAATATTATAAACCAGAAAAGGAGAAATGGTTTTGAACAAAACAAACGTAATAGTTTATACATCAAATCCACCATGCCCGAAATGTAAAGTTTTGAAAAAGAAATTTGATGATGCTGGAATTGAATATGATGTGTTTGATAAGGTAGAAGAAATGATTGGTATGGGAATTGAAAATGTACCAATGATAAAAGTAGGTGATAGTGAGTTAATGAATTTTAAAGAAGCTGTAGATTGGATCAAAGAAAGGTAAATTAAAACATGAATACAAACATTAAATTAGACAAGAATTTTACTACTCAGTATAATAAATTACAGGGTGACTATGGAACTCAAATAGCAAGACTTAATGGATTCGATGATGGGCAACTTTCATATACAGATTTTATTGATAATTTTATTGATGAAAAAACTGTGGCTGATTCAAGCATTGATGGAAATAGTAATGTAAGAAGAAAGGATATTGTAACACTTCTAACTGAAATGCCAAAACCTCATAGAAAACTTTTGGCATTTAATAAGATTTACTATGAGTATCAGAAGAAATATGGATTTAAAGCTGCAAATGATTGGCTGAGAAGAGAATGGATTGGTCAGCTTTATATGCATGATGGAGATACAAGCACGTTTAAAGGATATTGTTTTGCTTACGATTTAAAAGAATTGGCTGAAAAAGGTCTTTATTTTCTTAGCGATAGTTTCAACCCAAAACCACCAAAACATCTTGTAACCTTTGTAGATTTTGTAAAAGAGTACATAAATTTTGCTAGCAATAGAACATCAGGGGCATGTGGTTTGCCAAACCTTATTCCTTATATGTTTTATTTTTGGAATAAAGATGTTGAAAATGATTATATGGGAGTAAGAACATCTCATTCAGAAATCAGTTATGCAAAACAGGGATTTCAGAGATTTATTTATGCAGTTAATCAGCCTTGCGTAAGGGATAATTAAGATTGTCCATTCATTTCTTTTCCATTTACTAATGGGGTTATGCAACAGCATAGCTAACGAGGAAGCCTAAACACGTTGCAGATAGTGCAAGGTAATCTCGTGGGAATCAAATTATTTACTATAAATTATTTTAAGGAGGTGAAAATATGACCAAGGATATTTATATAATAAAAAATGACATTAATAATAAGGTGTACGTAGGACAGTCCAATAATGTCAATCAACGTTTTCGTGAACATTGCAAGCCGAGTTCTGCTTATGTAGAGAATGATTTGGTTGCCAAGGCGATTCAAAAATATGGAAAGTCACATTTTTGGGTAGAAGTCCTTGAAGAAAAAGTTGAAAATTATAACGAAAGAGAACAGTATTGGATTAATAAAAATAATAGTATTCGTCCGAATGGATATAATATCATGACAGGAGGAGAAGATCCGCCTATATTTTCAGGAGTTAACCATTCAGAATCAAAACTCACAGAATACATTTTGAATGAAATAATATGTGATTTAAAATACTCTGATTTGAGCTATAGACAGATTGCAAAAAAATATAATACTAACACATCTACAGTAGGAAATATTAACAATGGTCGTGCTTATGTGCAAACAGGCATTGAATATCCTATTAGGGAAACAGCAAATAAATGTGGAAAGTTATCAAATACACAAGTGTTAAAAATCATAGATACTTTAAAGTTTACTTATCTTTCGTACGAAGAAATTGCTGGACAATATCAAGTTGAAGCACGAGCAATATCAAGGATTAATAAAGGAATGTTTCATAGGATGTCGAGCGAGTCGTATCCAATAAGAGATTATGCGAATACAAATAACAAATCCAAACTGTCTTATAATGATGTAACTAAGGTTATTGATTTATTAAACAAGACAAATATCTCTATTAGAAAAATTGCACAAATGTTTAATGTTGAAGCTAATATAATAATAGGGATAAAAAGTGGAAACACAAAAATTTATAGACGTAAAGGGTTAAAATATCCGTTGCGTTCTAATAATTAGTAAATTAATTAGTAAATAATTTGAAGCCTGTATCGACTATCTCCGTGAAGGAGAGTAGGGCAACTATTGGTACGTTGTTCGAAAGAGAAGTGCTACCCTATAAAAAGGTAGTAAAAAATAGTCAGTACTCATAGAAATATGAGATTATATGGGTCAACAATCTGCATTTACAAACACTTCTGTTTTTGATAGAACTTATTTTGAAGCGTTGTTCGGTGGCAGTGAATTTCCAGACGGAACATTTATGATTGATTATGAAGATGAAATTATAGAATTTCAGAAGCTATATATGGAAGTAATGTCTAATATTCGTTCTGAAAATATGTTTACATTCCCTGTAAGCACAATATCTCTTTTAAGAAAAGACGGTAAGTTTATTGATGAGGAATTTGCAGAATGGGCTATTAAGCATAATATGAAGTGGTCAGATAGTAATATGTTTATAGATGATAATGTATCCAGTCTTTCAAATTGTTGCAGACTAAAATCTTCTGTGCGTGATCTTGGATATTTTAATTCAGTTGGTGGAACAGCTTTAAAAGTTGGTTCTGTAAAGGTTTCAACAATTAACCTTGCACGTTTAGCACTCGATACGGAAACTAAAGAAGAATATCTTAAGGAATTAGAAATAAGAACTTTGTCTAATATTAGAGCATTAGATATTATAAGAAGTATTATTAAGAGAAACGTTGAAAAGGGTTTGCTTCCTAATTTTACATATGGACTTGTAGATTTTGAACATCTTTATAATACCATTGGATTTATTGGGATATATGAAACAATGAAGAAATTTGGATGTACTAAAACAGACCAGTTTAGAAATGTTTATTATACCGAAGAAGCAGCAGAGTTTGGTAAGAAAATATTTGACACAATGCGTAAGGTTGCAGATAAGTTTATTGCAGATAATAACTGTGATTATATGATTAATACAGAACAGATTCCGGCTGAATCGGCAGCTTCAAAGTTAATGAATAAAGACAAATTCTTTTATCCTGAAGCTAATATATATGATTTACCTTTATACGGTAATCAGTTTATTCCACTTGGAATACATACAACACTAAAGGAGCGTATTCGTATTCAGGCTATGTTTGACGGATTCTGCAATGGTGGTAGTATACTTCATTGTAATATAGATACACCATTTGACAGCTACGAAAAGGCTTACAAAATGACCTGTTATATTGCAGATATGGGTGTAACTTATTTTGCATTCAACACAAAAATACAGGCGTGTAAAAATAATCATGGATTTTATGGCACTATATGTCCTACTTGTAATGAGCCAGTTGCAAAAGAATATACAAGAGTAGTCGGATTTTATACACCAATAGAAACATGGAGCAATCCAAGAAAAGAAGAATATGTAATGCGTAAATGGGAAAATATTAATTCAAATAATGAGGGATAAATGAAGATAAAAGATATTATTGATGTAGATTTTGTAAATTATAAAGAAATTTCAATGTTCATAGCCCTTGGTACTTGTAATTTTAAATGCTGCACAGAATCTAATCTTCCTATTACAATATGTCAAAACCAACCTATAGCGAAACAAAAAGATATAGAAGTATCTGTAGATGAAATATTCTACAGATACACTTCTAATCCTTTGACTTCAAGTATTGTTATTAGTGGTCTTGAGCCTTTGAGTATGTGGGAAGATGTATTTGAATTAGTACAATACTTTAGACAACATAACTACAGCGATCCTTTTGTAATTTATACAGGTTACTATGAGAATGAGATAGAAAAACAGATTAATCAAATAAAACAATATAAAAACATTATATTTAAATTCGGACGTTTCATTCCTAACCAAGAAAAACATTATGATGAAGTATTAGGAGTTTATTTAGCAAGTAATAATCAATATGGAAAGGTGATAAGTTAATATGAATTTAAAAATTATACCAAACCCAAACAAGGAAGAATACGATGAAATTACTCAGGCAGTCAAAGACAACGATAACTACTGCCCTTGTGTGTTAGTTAAGAACCCAGATACAAAATGTATGTGTAAAGCTTTTAGAGAACAAGAAACAGAAGGATATTGTCACTGTGGTAGATATTTAAAGGTCATTGAAAATGATTAATAAATCAGAAATACTTTGGGTAACTCAAAACACTTCTACAAATAAAACATATCTTATAACAAGTAATCAACAAAGAGATACATATTATCTATATGAAGTGATTGATGGTAAACCAACAAAAACAAAATATAAAGCATCTGATCCTACCGGGTTAGATAAATATATTAAAATTTAAAATTAAAAGGAGAAATTATTATGATGACAGCTATTAAATTCGCAAAGGTAAACCCAAATGCAATTATACCAACAAAGGATGAAGAAAATGCAGGATATGATATTTATGCTTGTTTTGA